AACGGAACCAGTTACAACGGCTCAACGCCTGTCACGATTGAGATCGCCAATACTGGCGTAGTGGCGGCATCTGTGGGCGCTGCCAATAAGACGCTGACGGCGACTGTCAACGCTCAAGGCCAACTGACCGCTCTGGCTGATACGCCGATTGCAATCGCCAACACTCAAGTGTCTGGCCTGGGCACGATGTCTACGCAGAACGCATCTGCTGTGGCCATCACCGGTGGGGCGATCAACGGAACGACTATCGGCGGATCCACTCCGGCGGCAGGCACTTTCACTTCGCTGACGACCACTACCGGCACGATCAGCACGACCCCGACCAACGCGACCGACATTGCTAACAAGCAGTATGTCGACAACCTCGTCTCCACCGGCTTGACCTACCACACGGCGGTCAAGTACGAGGTTCCAAGTACCACAGGCAACCTGAATGCCCTGTACAACCAACCCGGAGGCCCTGGCGTTGGTGTTGGCGCAACCCTGACCAACAACGGCACTCTGGCTGCTTTCGCGCCGGATGGCCCCACAGCATCTCCTGGCGACCGAATTCTCATCTACAACCAAACCAACGCCTTTGAGAATGGTGTCTATACGGTTACTACGGTTGGTAATGGCTCTACACCGTGGGTGCTGACTCGCGCCACGGACGCGGATTCTTATGGCGTCAAAGATCCGAATGCCTTGGGGCAGGGAGACGCATTTTTCGTCACCTCCGGAAACACTGGGGCAGGCGAGACATACGAGTGCAACACGGTCGGAACTATCACTTTTGGCACGACCGCGATCACTTTCACGCAGATTTCGTCGGCTCAGGTCTACAGCGCCGGTACTGGCCTTACTCTGTCCGGAACTCAGTTCAGCATCACCAACACGGGCGTGAGCGCGGCTTCCTACGGGACGGCTTCCAGTGTTCCGACCCTGGCCATCAATGCCCAAGGGCAGGTGACGAGCGCATCCAATACTGCGATCGCCATCAACGCCAACCAGATCACCTCTGGAACAATCACCAACAGTCAACTGCAGAACAGTGCGGTTACCGTCAATGGCACCTCCATCAGCCTGGGCGGATCCGGCACCATCACGGCAGCCAACCCGAATGCGCTGACGATTGGTACTGGGCTGACCGGCGCGAGTTATGACGGCTCTGCGCCGATCACGATCGCTTTGGCATCGTCTGGCGTCACGCCTGCAACTTACGGCTCCGCCTCTCAGGTTCCCGTTTTTGCGGTGGACACCTATGGACGGGTGACTTCTGTCACCAACACCTCCATCGCCATCGCCGCAGGCGCGGTATCTGGTCTGGCGGCTTCCGCAACAACCGACACGACCAACGCCAACAACATCACCTCCGGGACGCTGAACACGGCTCGGTTGAGCGGCTCCTACACAGGGATCACGGGTGTTGGCACGCTGACTGCCGGAACCTGGAATGCCAACGCCATCGGCGTGGCTTATGGCGGTACGGGCCTGACTTCTACGCCCACGAACGGCCAACTGCCTATTGGTAACGGGACTGGCTACACCCTGGCAACCTTGACCGCGGGCACCAATGTGGCCATCACCAACTCTGCCGGCGGGATCACCATCTCGGCAACTCCGGCGGCAGGTGGAACCGTAACCTCTGTGGATGTCTCCGGCGGCACAACCGGTTTGACGACCTCCGGGGGCCCAATCACGGTCAGCGGCACGATTACCCTGGCCGGAACCCTTGTGGTGGCCAACGGCGGTACTGGAGCCACTACCCTGACGGGTTATGTGAAGGGTAACGGAACAAGTGCATTCACGGCATCTTCTTCTATTCCCAACACCGACATCACCGGCCTGGGGACGATGTCGACCCAGAATGCCAACTCCGTGGCAATCACGGGCGGAAGCATCGAGGGAACGACTGTTGGATCCACCACGGCCACGACTGTTCGCGGCACGACGATTACGGCGACAACGCAGTTCTCGGGCCCAGGAACGGGCCTTACGGGCACTGCAAGCGGTCTCTCTATTGGAGGCAATGCCGCCACAGCGACGAGTGCAACGACCGCCACTACAGCAACAAATGCGACCAATGTAGCAATCACGGCCAACTCGACCAACGCCACCAATTACCTGACCTTCGTTAGCAATACCACAGGCAACCTCCCCGCACTGGTGAATTCTGGTATTGCGTGCAACCCTTCTACCGGCAAAATCACTGCCGGTATCTCAGGCGGAACTTTCTGAGGAAAAAACATGGCTCAAACCGGCTTTACCCCCATCCAGATCTACTACTCCACCACGGCATCAAATGTGCCAACGGCGGGCAATTTGGTGGATGGTGAACTGGCCATCAACACCAATGACGGTCGCCTGTACTACAAAGACAGCGGCGGAGTGGTGCAAACCATCGGCGCAAAACTTGGCACCAATGTGGCCACGGCACTGGGCACCGCTGTGGGGTCTGCGGGGGCGTTCGTCGTCAACGGCGGCGCTCTGGGAACGCCTTCTTCCGGCACGGTGACCAACCTGACCGGCACGGCCAGTATCAACATCAACGGCACCGTAGGTGCTACGACTCCCAACACGGGGGCATTTACATCCGTCACCTCTACCAGTGCATCGGGCATCTTGACCCGTGCTGCCGCTACTCAAGACGGCGTGGAGTTGATTGGTCGCGCAGGCGGTACGACTTCGCTCAAGGTTACGCTGACGCCAACTACGCTGACAGCATCTCGGACAGTCACGCTGCCCAATGCCGACATCAACTTCACCACGGGTCTTGGGGTGGCTCAGGGTGGTACTGGAACCACCTCCCTCACGGCCAACAATGTGATCTTGGGCAACGGCACCTCTGCGGTGCAGTTTGTCGCCCCCGGCACTGCCGGTAATGTCCTGACCAGTAACGGTACGACATGGACTTCTGCTGCGGCAGGGGCTTCGCTGACAGGTGTTACTCAGTCAGTCTCGCCGTTTGAAACGGCGTTGGGTTTTGATGCCGGTCTGAATACGACGGGTGTAAACAACACTTGGATCGGTTACTACGCAGGTCGGGCAAACACCACCGGCGCAAACAACACCGCTGTTGGTTTTCAGGCTCTGGACGCCAATACTGGCGGTGAGCAAAACACCGCTATGGGCGTAGACGCCCTCGGTGCCAACACCACGGGTATAGTGAATTCGGCCTTTGGAAAAGACGCGCTACGCAGCAGTTCCACTGCCTCGTATAACTCAGCGATGGGATATTCCGCGCTTTCCTCTTGCACTACTGGTACTGGAAATACTGCTGTTGGTGCTTCTGCCGGTTTTTTCTTAACGACTGCTCAAAATACTGTGCTTGTTGGTTATAACTGCGGCGGGCAGGGGACAATAACAGGCGGCAATAATACTGGTGTTGGCTCGGGCGCTTTTTATACTTTATCATCAGGTGCTGATAACTCTGGTTTTGGCAGATACTCACTGGCTTCAATTACGACCGGCTCTAATAATACTGGAATTGGATCATACGCACTTTATTCCAATACAACTGCTTCCAATAATTCCGCGCTTGGCTATTTTGCACTTTTTGCAAACACCACCGGCGCAAACAACCTAGCAGTTGGTTATCAGGCGCTTTATGCAAACACTGTTGGTATCAACAATACTGCGCTAGGTTACAACGCACTTGTAGCAAATACGACTGGACAGGCCAATGTCGCGGTTGGCTATCAATCATTAGATGCAAACACAATCGGCGTTGAAAATGTTGGTGTTGGAAATAATTCTCTTGGTTCTAATACCACGGGCAATTACAACACAGCAGTCGGTACATGGGCATTACTTGCAAATACCACCGGCTCAAACAACACCGCTGTTGGTTATCAGGCTCTGGATGCAAATACTATTGGCGGTTCAAACACCGCAATAGGTGTAGACGCACTTGGAGCAAATACCACCGGCCTTTCAAATACGGCAGTTGGTAGAAGTGCGCTACTAAGCAATACCACCGGGTCAAATAATACTGCTGTTGGTAATGATGCTCTTAGGCTTAATACAACAGCCTACGATAACACTGCGTTTGGTGAGGGCGCGCTACGCAGCAACACTACCGGCGAAAGAAACACCGCCCTTGGTAGGCTTGCGCTGTGGAACAACACAATCGCTAATAACAATGTAGCGGTTGGGTACAACACCCTGTACGCCAACACCACCGGCACAGAAAACACCGCCGTTGGTTATCAGGCTTTGGATGCCAATACTACTGGCGGCAATAATGTGGCAATGGGCAGAAATGCTCTTGGTGCAAACACCACAGCAAGTTATAACACCGCGATTGGTGATCAAGCGTTACTGTTAAATACCACTGGGTCTTCTAACGCAGCATTTGGCAGCGATGCACTTCTTACAAATACCACGGGTATTGCAAATACTGCGGTTGGCAGTTCTGCGGGTCGATCGGTAACAACAGGAATCTCAAACACGCTTGTTGGTTGTCAAGCGGGTTTCAGCGGCACCAACGACCTGACCACCGGCTCCAACAACATCATCATCGGCTACAACGCCGGTGCTTCCAGTGCCACGGTCAGCAACGAAATCACGCTTGGTAACTCCAGTATCACCACCATCCGAGCGCAAGTTACGACCATCACCAGTCTGTCAGACGCGCGAGACAAGACCAACATCAGCGATCTGCCTGCGGGGCTGACCTTCGTTAACGCCCTGCGTCCGGTGGCCTTTGACTGGAATATGCGCGATGGCGGCAAGGTGGGTGAGCATGACACCGGCTTCATTGCACAAGACCTCAAGGCCGCGCAAGAATCCACGGGGGTCAACATCCCCGGTCTGGTGTACGAAAGCAACCCCGACCGTCTGGAAGCAGGCTACGGTAAATTGATCCCGGTCTTGGTCAAGGCGATCCAAGAACTTAGTGCAGAGGTGCAGAGCCTCAAGTCTCAACTGAAAGGAAACTGAGATGGAAAACCAAACCCCCGAGCAGATCGCTCAACACTACAAGGCTATGGGCGACAGCGTGTGGCTGATCAACGCCGTCATCGCCGGTGAAACCATGTCGGAAGAGTCGGAGGCCAATAAGAAGGCAACCGTGGAGCGCAATGTGGCCCACTTGGAACTGATGCGTGCCAAGGACTTCTGGACGACAGAAGACATGACTGCCGTGGACGCTGCCATTGCTGCCGGTAAAGCCTATGTCTGAGGAGAAGGTACGCAAGGTACTGATCGCCACCCCTGCCTATGACGGCAGGTTGGATGTCTGGTACACCAACGCTTTGGTGAACACCATCCGGGTGGCGCAGGCCAACGGTATCTTCGTCCATCCCGTCTTCATGTCCTACGATGCGCTCATCCAACGGGCGCGTAACGATCTCTTTGCCTTGGCGGTGGAGGGTGAGTATGACGACATGATCTTCATCGACTCGGACATGGAGTGGGCACCCGAGTGGGTCATGGAACTCCTGAGCCGGGAAGAAGATGTGGTGGGCGGCACGGCGCGTAAGAAGACCGACGATGCGGAAATCTATGTTGCCAAGACCAAAGACCTGACGGTGCATGAGAACGGTCTGATCAAGTGCGAAGGTTTGGGCACGGGCTTCGTCAGACTCAGCCGCAAGGCGTTCATGGCTTTGTGGGAGATCAGCCCCGAGTATCAGAACGAAGGCAAGACGCGCAGGATGATCTGCGATGTGCAGGTGGTGGACGGCCAGTTGTACTCTGAAGACACGGTGCTGTTCAAGAAGTTGGCAGAACTGGGCTTCGACATCTGGCTTGACCCCAAGATGACCTGTGTGCACATCGGCACCAAGAAGTTCTACGGCAACCTACAGGCATTTTTGAACCGGGTAAAAGGCGAATGATCAACATCAACAACCTCACCATTGAAGAAGTAAACCTCATCCTGGCCGGCCTGAGCGAACTTCCCACGAAGTCGGGCGCATATCCGGTGGCCATGAAGGTAAAGACACAGACTGAAGCCCAACTTCAAGGAGCGCAAGATGGCGGGCAAGTGGATCAGCAAGGCGATCAAGAAGCCGGGAGCCCTGCGTGAGGCTCTAGGCGTTAAGGAAGGGAAGAAGATTCCTGCCAAAAAGTTGGCGGTGAAGGAGTCTGACTCCCCGTTGATGAAGAAGCGCAAGACTCTGGCCAAAACTTTGAGAGGTTTCGATTGACCATGGAAATGCAAGTGATCTTCAACCTCGTTGTTGGGGTTGCAGCCTTCTTTGGGGGGTGGGTTCTCAACAACATCACCAAGGCCATCGAGCGCCTGGACAAAGATGTCCGTGAGATGCCTCGTAACTATGTCTCGCGGGAGGACTTCCACCGTGACATCGACGAGATCAAGGACATCTGCAAGCAGATCTTCGCCAAGTTGGACAACAAGGCCGACAAGTAATGGAAGAGACCAAGCCTACTGGGGAGACGGCCAAGGAAGTTGCCGGTAAGTCCATCGGCAGGTTTGGCCTTTTCTACATCACCTTGATCGTGCTGATCGGGGTGGGCTCCTCCTACTTCCTGTCTGACTCCGCTATCACTGCTGTGATGACGATGATCGGTGGTGCCTTGGTGGCCCTCATCAATATGATGAACGGCATCGCCGGGACGGCAGAGAAGCAGGAGAAGCCCGAATTCAAGGTCATCCAGACTTTGATTGAAAAACTCGATCGGCTCGACAAGCCTGAGCAACCCATGCGCGTGACAGTGCAAGGGGAGAAAGTCACGGTCACCAAAGGTGATGATGTGGTCACCACATCGAGGGAGTAACCATGCTTGAACTACTCAGCGGCGGTATCTTCGGCTCCCTCCTCGGGGGCATTTTTCGTCTGGCCCCGGAAGTCCTGAAGTTCTTCGACAAGAAGAACGAGCGGCAGCATGAACTGCTGATGTTCCAACGCCAGTGCGACCTTGAACAGATTCGCGGGCAGCAGAAACTGGCTGAGATTGGCGCAGCGCGTGATGCGGCTATTGATGTCGGCGTGATGGATGCCTTCAACGCAGCCATCAATCAACAGGCTGAGATGGCCAAGGCTGCGGGCGGGTGGGCTGCATCTCTGTCGGCTTCTGTCCGTCCAGTGGTGACCTACTGGGTGATCGCCCTGTGGTCGTTCGTGCACCTCTGGTACGCCTGGAACGCCTGGACAAACGGCGCTCTGCCCAAGGAAGTGTTTGAGACCATGATGACTGCTGACTTCATGGCTCTTGTCTCCGGAACCATCAACTACTGGTTCCTCGACCGCACCTTGAAGCAGCGTGGGCTATGAAACTGGACATTGCAGAAGAACTCTGCAAGCGGTTTGAAGGCCTGCATCGTGTCGGTTCTGATGGGCTGATCTATCCCTACATCTGTCCTGCCGGATTTCCTACGCAGGGCTACGGAACTGTCTTCCGTCCTGACGGGAAGAAGGTATCCATGGACGACCCGCCGATCACCCGCGAGACGGCGGAGCAGTGGCTCAAACTGGAACTGCTGCACACCTACGCTCCTGGGGTTGTGCGTCAGTGCCCAATTCTGCTGTCTCTGGCCATGACGACCAAGGACTGGGGCAAGTTCAACGCGGTTGTGGATTTTGCGTACAACTTAGGGGTTGGCAGGTTGCAGACCTCCACTCTTCGGCGCAAGATCAACGCTCAGGATTGGGTCGGTGCCAAGGAACAGTTGCGCCTGTGGGTTCGAGGCGGCGGACGGGTTCTTCCTGGCCTCGTCAAGCGCCGAGAGGCTGAAATTCGAGTTATGGGGTGAAGCATGAGTTCAGCAACCAAGTCTGATCCTGGCAAGTGGAAGCGCATCGTGGCGTCCGTCAAGGCGTCTGGGAAGGGTGGTTCTCCGGGTCAGTGGAGCGCTCGCAAAGCCCAACTAGCAACCCAGAAGTACAAAGCCTCTGGAGGGGGTTACAAGGGCCCCAAGAAAGCCGATAATTCCCTAGCCAAATGGACGAGGGAAGATTGGGGCACGAAGTCTGGAAAGCCCTCTACTCAAGGCCCTAAAGCAACTGGTGAGCGTTATCTGCCCAAGGCCAAGATTGAGAAACTGACTCCGGCCGAATATGGGGCGACAACCCGAGCCAAGCGAGAGGGCATGAAACAGGGCAAACAGTTCGTTTCTCAGCCTGAGTCGATCAAGAAGAAGGTGTGGTGATATGCCGACTGCCGCCGTCATGACTTACGACAGTTTGGTCGAGAACATCCAGACCTATCTGGAGCGTACCGACCAAGCGACTCTGGACAAGATTCCTCTGTTCATCATGCTTGCGGAGCAGGTTATTGCTTCGCAGATCAAGTTTCTGGGCAACCTGACGGTGCAGACAAGCGCGATGGTGCAGGGGGCCAACATCATCGACAAGCCCGCCCGGTGGCACAAGACTGTGTCGATGAACATCACGGTGGCCGGCAAGCGGTATCCAGTGCTCCTTCGCAAGTACGAGTATCTGCGGGAGTATTGGCCTGACCCTGCTCAGGAAAGCATCCCGAAGTTCTACTGCGACTACGACTACACCCACTGGCTCGTGGCTCCGACGCCTGATACGGCGTACAACTTTGAGGTGCTGTATTACGAGCGGATTCAGCCGCTAGACAGCAGCAACCAGACCAACTGGTTCACCATCTACGCCCCGCAGGCCCTCCTGTACGGCTCTCTGTTGCAGGCGATGCCGTTCCTCAAGAACGATGAGCGCATGGTGATGTGGCAGGAACAGTACAACAACATCATGCAGACGCTGATGGCGGAGGACAAACTCCGGATTGCAGACCGTCAAGCGGTCGCTGTTGACAGTTAAGAGGTAGAAGATGCCCAGTTTCAATAGCCCGTTCACCGGCACGGTGGTGCAGCCCACGGATGTTTCTTTCCGGGCGATTACTCTGACTGCTGACACGCAGTTGGAGTGGCCAATCAACGGCAATGCCACCGATGACGCTGCGGCGCGGATCATGAATGTGACGGCCTCCTCTGGAGGTCTTGCGCTGTGGATGCCGCCGGCCAACCAGACTTCTGTGGGCAACGATGCGTTGATCCGCAATGTCGGGGCCAACACCTTTACGGTCAAGGATTACGCCGGCACCAACACGATCATTACGATCGCTGCAGGTGAAGCCAAGTACATCTACATCACCTCTAACGCAACGGCTCAAGGCACTTGGGGCAACATCGCTTTCGGCACTGGCACATCCGCCGCAGATGCAGCCTCATTGGCCGGGTATGGGCTTGTGGCAAGCGGCTCTACGCTAAATCAAAGTCATCCCACTCAGTCTTTGATCGCGGCATACACCTTTGCAGCCTCTGACCGCGCTCAGACCTACATCTGGTCTGGCGGCACGACAACAGCGACTCTTCCGCTGTCTTCGGTAACCGGCAATAACTGGTTTGTGCTGTTCAAGAACAACGGCACGGGCACGGTCACGATTGGCACCTCTGGGGGCGAGTTGATTGACGGGCTGTCTTCAAAAGCGTTTGCGCCTGGGGAGTCGGCCTTCATCGTCTCTTCTGGTTCTTCGTATGTGACGATTGGCTACGGGACGAGTACAGAGTTCGAGTTTGGCGTGTTGACCAAGCCTGTAACGACTGGCTCCTACACGCTGACGGCCTCGGAGGCATCAAACACAATCCAGTTCTATACAGGAACCTTGTCGGGCAATGTGACGGTCACTTACCCGCCGGTTGTGAACCTGTATGTCATCTCCAACCAAACTAGCGCCGGCGGCTACACGCTGACGGTAACTACTGGGATTGGCGGATCTGCAACCGCGACGGTTCCCGCATCTGGTCAGGCAACACTGATCTGCGACGGGACGAACTTCTACAACGCCAACACAACTCAAGCGGGCTCAATCTCTTTCAGCCTTGTTAATGGCTCGGCAGCGTCTCCCTCGGTCTACTTTGGATCGGAGACGAACACTGGCATCTATCGCCCTGGCGCGGGGCGGTTTGGCATCTCCATACTTGGAAG